CGGCGTCGTCAATCGAATCCTCGACGTCGGCCGGCAGCGTGCCCAGGCTGCGCGCCGTGCGCACCGTGCGCGCCACCTGATCGGGCGCGTGCGGCGTTGTAAGAATGTCGAAGCGGATTTGGTCCGCCTGCTGTCGCTTGATCGCGTCAGCGCCGGCGCTGCCCGTCGCGGTGTTCGACGGGTTGAATTGCGCCAGATAGTCGAGGGGTTCAGTAGGGCCAGCCATGGGCCGACCCTATGAGCGCTAGTTCCCCTGTGAATCCCGCGCGGTTCGGCGGTATTCGCGCACGATATCGTCGTTGCTGGGATTGCCGATCCCGCGCAGCCGCAGGTTGTTGCGGATCGTCTGCACGCTCTGCTGGCTCAGGTTCTCTAACTGGATGTCGTAGAGGTGGCCGACCTTGCCGTTGGCATAGCGGATTTCCTTGGTCGCCTGCGTCACCGCCTGCTGCAATTGTGCTTCGGTGGGGATCGCGCCTTTGGCGGCGATACCGTCTGCAAACTGCGCCACCGTGTCGAGAATAGCCAGGCGCTGCCGATTGTATGCGGCCATTTCCTCTGGATGCTTCACGCCCGGGTTGGTCGGCAACAGGCCGGGGTTACGGCGCTCGAATGTGTCCAACGCGCTGGCCGATGCACCCGCCGATGACCACTGCCGCGCCGAGGCCCGCGCCTTTGCCTGCGCTTCGGCAAGGCTGCTCAAGTCGGAGAACGACACAGCACCTTGGAATTTGCGCAAATCGGTCTGCGCGAACTTGTCGGGCTCGAGGTAGGATTGCAGCTTGAGCGCTAGAGCGGTGTTCTCTTGCTGCTGCTTGGCCGCCGCGTCGTATTTCGCCTGCTGGGCCTTGGCCAGATTGCCGCGCTTTTCGGCTAGCTGAGCGGGGTTCATGCGAGCCGTCAACGCCGATGGCAGCAAGTCCGGCGGCGGATCATCGCCATTATGGCTTGCTTGATAATTACCCACCCACTCAGCCACCTTTTCGGCCGCGTCCTGGTATTGGTCGTTGAGCGCGGCCTCGTCCTGCCCCATTCGCTGCCGGGCATAAGCCTTCACTCGCTCGCGCTTCTCGAACGACCAGTCAGAACGCTTGTCGATCGCGGCAATGATGGCACCCTGGTCCCAATTGCGTGGGGCCTGCGGCGAGCCAACAACGCTGGTTTCGCCAGTCCGCCCACCAATCACCTTCTGCGGATCAAGATCGGCACCATTCGTGCCGCGTATCCGCAGATGCACATGGGGCCCGGTCGTGTGGCCGGTCATGCCCACCGTGCCCAGCACCGTGTCAGGCGTGACCGCATCGCCAACCCGAACCGACTGGTTGCCCATGTGGGCATAGGTCGATGTCGTACCGTCCGGATGCTTGACCTTCACCCATCTGCCGGCGCGATCGTCCTGCGTGACAGCCTCGACCGTGCCGCCCGCGATTGGGTGAATGGCAGCGCCCAGCGGCGCACCGATATCCAACCCGGACGACCCACGCTCTTTGTGCTGCTCAAACGTGTTTGTGATCCGGCCGTTGGCGACAGGCATTTGCGGCGCCGCGCCCGGCTTGCCCTGAGCGGCCGCAGGGGCGGGACGTGAGGCGCCGAGACCTGCCGTCACCTCCAGAAAGCCATCAGCAGCATCACGCTTCTGCATCGGCTCGCGTAGGGCATCCAGCGCGGCATTGCGCTGCTCGAACGTCATCTGATCGTGGTTCGCATCGAACAGCGCCGAGGCCAAATCGACTTTGTCGTCTTTCACCAAGCGCTCAATGGCCATGCCATAGACGGCGCCTTGCTGCTGCTTGACGTACTGCGCACCCGCCTCGCCCAGCCCCGCAAAGTCGGCAAAGGCCTGCGCCTTCTGCCCGACGACGCCCACAGCCGCTTTCAGATCGGCAGGATTGTCAACCAGACCAGCAGCGGCGTCCTGCGCCGTGGACAGTTCCGCGCTCAGCACGCCTTTGCGCTGCACCGCCGCCTGCTCGATCGCATGGCCATTGATCTCGCCCAGCGCCGAAGCATAGAGCGAGCCGAAGTGCTGCGAGAAAATCTTCTGTGCGCGCGGGCTTTTCAGGCCTTCCAAGCCCTGCTTGCGGATGTCGTCCAACTGCTTCTGCGCCGCCGGCAGGCCATCGACCGCGTTGCCGCCCTGCTGGGTCTTGAACCGGGTAAGCGCGTCCGAAAGTTGAGGTTGCAGCGCCAGCACCTGTTGCCGCGCCACGGTGTCATCGTGCTGGGCATTCAACTGGTCGATCTGGCTCAGCGTCTGACTTACACGCTCAAGCCCATAGGCCAGCCCATTGCCGACCTCTGCCGGCGCTTGCAATCGCGCATTGACCGGCGCAACGCCGACCGTGGCTTGCTGATATTCAGGGGCGCGCGGCATTAGCCGAAGCCTCCCTTAGCCTTGGCCGCCTGATATTGCGAGGCCGCTCCCAACACGCTCGATCCCGCATCGAACACGCCGCCAATGATCGCATTCGTCTTGGCCGCGCGCGCTGCATTGGCCTGCCCCATGTAGTTCGACACGTTGATGTCGTGGCCGCGCAGCATGTTGTCACCCTGGCGGTAGATGTTGGCGATATCCTGCCGGCCGAGCATATCGGTATCGGCCACCACATCAGCCGCCGTACCGAAATCCAGCCCGACGCCATTGGCTGCTGCCGCAACCCGCTGCTGCCCCTTCACGCGAGCAATCTCGCGCCACTGCTTGAGCGCGGTCTGCTGCGTGTTTTCCTGATCCTGCCGAGCGGCCTCGCGCTCATAGTTGGCGTTGGCATCGGCAACCCTGGCCTGCATATTGGCCTGCTGCACCGCGCTGATCGTCTTCATGGCGCTGGCGCCAACCGCAAGTGCGGCGGCGGCGATGGGTAGGGCAGCAGGGCCGCACATCAGCAAGGCTCCTTGGAAAACTGGCGAAATATCACCCCGCGCACGTCCTGTTCCTTGTCTTCGACCGTGAAGCCCCAGCGTTTCAGCAACCGGATAGCCTGGCCATTCTGCGCGGAAACTAGGTTTCGCAGCGTGTGGCGTGAATCGTGCAGCCGCTCGATGATGCCGGGCCCCCACTTCAACATTTCGCGCGGGTGGCGATAGACTTCATCCGTTCCCAAGAACCACGGCACCGCCTCGCCAGTGAGGATGCCTTCAACGACCACGCCGAACATCGCGTGCGGACGGCCATCCAGAAGTGCAGTCCAGCACTTGGCGCTGGCAGCTATCCCGGTGCGTAGGGCCTGTTTCGGCTCGCGGCCCATTGCCCGGCATTCCAGCTGATCGATCACGCGCATGTGCCGAGCGAGATAGCCGACATGGCGCATTTCAGCAGGAACAATCCGGATGTCCGTGCCGATCACCCGTAAATCTCGGGGTCCTGTGCGATGCCAAGCATGGTGAAAGGCAGCGGCGCAGTCTGCTGAATCCACACCGTGCATTCGTCCTTGGCCTTGTTCGCCATCGTGATCGTGTATTGCCTATTCATCAGCGCGTCAGGGCTGGCATAGGCTTCTGCCGTGCGCGACTTGAGCGGAAACAGGTTGGCCGAATCGATGCCGGCCTTGATCTGCCGGGTGTTGGATAGCTGGATCACCACTTCGCCGGTCGAGTGCACGCGGCCGACATTCGATCCCGTGCCAGGCGAATTGATCCGTAGGGGCAGCGTCTCAACGTTCACCTCGTAGGGAATGCCAAAACTCGCCACCCGGCCGCCGCCGAAGTCATCGGGAAGCGTGATCGTCCCGTTTGTCACCGTCAGGCCAGAGATCGCCTTGCCATCGACCAGGCCGGCCACATCGGTGCGGCCCTCCAGATGCCAGAGTCCTGTGAACGTGGTCTGCTCATCCTCGAACGTTCCCGACACGGCGCAGTCGAGGAAGCAGCATTCCTTCACGTCCGACCAGCGATGGCTCACCATGCGCTCGACAAAACGCCGGGTGACACCCTGTACCTGGCGATCGACCATCAGATAGACGCGATCCTCGCCATCCTCTGCGATGCAGCAGACCGACACGACATCGCCATCGGTTTCACACAGGGTCCAGCCCCACACGTTCTGCTCTTGCTCCCAGGTGAAGCACAGCAGCTTGCCATCATCACGCACTGCCCACACCACACTGCGCGGTTCCTGGGCATAGCACCACGAAACGATGCTCATGCCCTCGAAGAAATGCGGCGAGTAGATCGAGATATCATTGGATTTCAGGCCATCGATCGTGAAGTCATAGCCGATGGTGCGCACCGATTGCCCGACGCTCGGCTGATAGAACACCACGCTATCGACAACCAGGGCAGGCAGGCGCGACGATCCGCGCCCGATCTGGCGCCGCGTGGCCGGAGGCGTGGTCGCATCGAGCACCCCGCCTTTGCCATCGCCGTCGATGTGGAACACGCTGTCCGATGTCAGGGCCAGCAGGCTTGTCGTCGTCACCAGGTGGTTCACCGAGTTGACCCGGCCCGCCATGATCGAGAATGACAGGGCATCACTTGCCACCGCTGGTCGCGAGCGGTCCATGTTTTCCAGTTGGCCCGATCGCGTGCCCCACACCCCATGCGGCACATTCGTGGTGCGCGCCCACATTGCCCGCTGCTCGAACAGCGTCACGGTGGATGGATAGTCGCCGGCAGCAGCAAAGGGATTGTTCGCGCGGGGCGGGGACTGATCCAGCGCGGCCGCGATATTGTCGTCGCGGAACGTCGTGTTCTGCGTCGTGCCGATATACCCGAAGAACTGCGAATTGTCGGCCTTGTAGACCTTGTATCGAGATGCGCCAGACACGGCAGGCCAACTGATCGTGTTGTAATTTTGCCGCAGCAGCAAATCATTGGTGCATGTGGCGGATGGACTGGCGCGGCTCTCCATGCCGGTATCATCGTTATAGGCCGTGATGCAGTAGCTGGCCGTCTGCGGGAAATAGTTTCCGCCCGTGTTTCCTCCGTCCTGGTCGATGTTGTCGATGGTCGCAACGGCCGTGCAGCTGGTGGGTGCGATAATCGTGGGGCCGAACGTTAGGGTGCTGAACGACCAATCGGTATGGCCTGCACGCACCAACTTTCCCGGCGCATGGTCGATGTGCGCAAGGTACATGGTGTCGGCTGTCTGCTCGAAATCGAGTTCAGCCAATTCCTCACCGTTGTAGGGCGATCCGACCTTGTAGATGCGATATCCGCCCATCAGGCCGGCAACCTCCGAATGGATCCGAAACCACCACCACCGCCGCCACCCGTGATAGGCGGCGTGGGCGGGGTAACGACAGGCGGGACGACAGGTGGCGTCGGGATCGTGGGCGGCGCGCTGCGTGTGATCCCGCCATCGCATCCGGTGAAAGCAGGAGCGCCCGAGGTATCGACCGCCACGGCAAAGTGGTTGTCATCCACGACCGACACGACCTTGAACGAACGTCCGTTGAGGAACGCGCCCAGGCCATCCTTCACGCCATCGAAATACCACCAGTCACCCACGGAGAGCCCATGATAGGCCACCGTCACCACAGCCTGTGCTGCGTTGGAAATGCCGGTGATAGCCAGTTCTTCCTCAAGGATGCGGCCGCCGTTCGCACAAGGCGCCATGTACCCTTGGCCCATTTCGAGGGCATAGGTCTGCGTGAGTGAAAACTGGAACGGCACGAGGCGACCGGGCTTGCTGGCATCCAGCACTTCGGCAACCAGGCGCGTGCCGGGCCGCTTGGTGATCCCGCCATACTTGAGCACGATCACGTTGCGCGCCTGGCGCAGGGCCGATTGATAGGCATCGACATCGAACCGGCCGTAAAGTTGCGGACCAAGTTCACCGCGCGAGAAATTGATTTGCGGAACGCGCACGCTCATACGAAATCACCGATGCCGGCGCGGGCATACTCAGCATCGCTGGCATAGCGAGCCGGTCGATGCACCCGCTTGTTTTCCTCGTCGGCAATGGCTCGAGCGCGCGCAGTCTCTGCCTGCTGTTGCAACACCTGTGCGACACGGGCGTCCTTCTTGATCGGCAAGGCGATCCGAGCAGCAAGTTCCAGCTCAAACGCACGCGCCACCAGCGGAGGCATATCGCCCGCCTCCATGGTGTTCTTGGCATAGACCAGCGTAGCCGTGGGCACGTTGGCATAGATGCGGCCGCCCTCGTGGAGGTAGGCCAGCGGCATCGTGTCCTGATATGGGAAGGGATAGGGCCCCGCGATCGGTAGATCAGTGGCGTCATCCTCAACCTGACGGATGGCGAGGGGCTGGGCGAGGTCGGACGGCTCGGCATAGGCATAGAGCCATTCAGCCGGGCGATCATTAGCTACCGATGCGAGCGCCTGCCGCTTGATCATCCACGGCCATTCCGTCCAGTCAGCAACCTCCAGAAGCAGCGGCGAAGCAAAGCGCGATACCTCCCGCGCCTCGATACTGCCTTCGGTAAAGTCGGCAATCTGGCCGGCCGCAATCTGGGCCAGGGCACGGTTACAGAGATCGATAAGAGCAGCCATGGCGTGACGCTATGGCCCGATGCTGGCCTCGTGAATCCCAACAAAAAAGCCCGAGGTTTCCCTCGGGCCCCTTCTGTCCTAGTGTTGCCTGTCAGGCCGGCGGATTGGAATTGGCGCCCCCGCCCGATCCATCCCCGGAACCATCGCCACCGTCGCCGGCACCACCGGTGGCCGGGCCGGCCTTGGCTGCCTTGCCCTTCTGACCCTTGGAAGGCACGGCCTGGCCATCGCCGGCCGCCTCCTTGGCGTCCTTCGCAGCATCGCGGGCGGCCACGGCAGCTTTCGCCTCGTCATCCTGCGGATCCCAGGCCAAACCCGGCGTGATGTTGGTGGTGAAAAGTTCACCGGGTTGGATGTAGCACCCCTCCGACGAGAGGGAAATGGCTTGCAGAGCGAGATACGTTGCCATGATCAGCGGCCCCCATAGGTGTTATTGGTCTGACGGCTCGCCACCACGCCGGCATTGATCTTGCCCGTGGTCGGGGCGGTCCCCACAACGGTGTAGAAGAGCCGCACGTAGCGAGTATCGGTCGATTCCTCGAATTCGGCGGGCACCTTGAACTGGTATCCCGCCACGAGATTGGCCAGCGGCACAGCTTCGCCCTGCTCGCGCGTGGTCCAGGTGGCGTTGTCCGGCGAGGTCTGAATGCTTACCGCCAGGCTAGTCAGGTTGTTGAACGTCGCCGTCACGGCAACGGACAATTCGACCTTGCAACCTCGCCCGATGTCGCGGGTGAGTGGAACGGACGAGCCAACCGGCGTTCCGGTAGCGCCGAGGTCGATGACGTTGGCCGAGGCGGCCGAGGCAGTGATTGCCTGCTGGTCGCTCAGAAGCAGGGAGGCATCAAAAATCATGGTCTGTTTCCCTTTCAGGAGGCGGTCGGGCGCTCAGGTCCGAGCCGAGTTGAGCGGCCGATTATGAAACGACCGTTTCGGTGTTCAGGAGCGCGTCGGTTTCGCGGATCGGCATGCCACGCCAGGTCATCACTTCTTCGCCCTGAATTTCCATGGGCGTCAGGCGCACGAAGTTGTCGACGCCGCTGCGGCCGTTGGTGCTTTCCGCGTCCAGCGCTTCCAGCATGGTCTTGTTCATGTAGATGACGGTGCGGCCGGGGCTGACCTGACCTTCGCGTTCCATCTTGTAAGCGCGGCGGCCCTGCAGCTTGTAGTACAGCTTGCGCAGGAGCGGATTGACCGCAACGGTACCAGCAATCACGTCGGACACGTCGATGTTGGCGAGACGCCCGTTGAAACGCCAGTCCTTCACGCACAGGCCGATGTGCTGCGAGAACTTCTCTTCCTTGACGTAATAGGGGTTGCCGGCGCCATCCAGCACGCGCTGACGCCCCATGTCCTCGCGCTGCACGCCGGCCAGGATGTTCTCGGGCGTGATGATGCTGGTTTGCATGTCGCCATGCGTGACCATCCAGATCGAGGTGTTGTCGCTGCCCGAGCCGCCCGCATTCACCACGTTGGCGTTCGACAGCGAGTTGTAGCGCGGTGCCAGGCCGTGGAATTGCTTGCCGTTCACCTTGACGTCGGAATACCAGATCGCGCTATCGATGGTCTGTGCGATCGATTCCAGGAAGCCCTGGCCTTCCACCAGCCGCAGCTTAGCCGCTTCGGCAGGCTTCAGGTTGAGCAGACGCTCGTCCACCGACGAAAGACCTTCAACAAACCCCGTAGTGTCCTTGACTTCGCTGTAATTGCCCTTGGACTGGGCAATACCCTGATAGAGCGCACCCCACGAAACCGACGGCAGGCCAGTGCGGATGCTGCTGCGGTGTTCGGTGCCGCTGTTACAGGTGATGACATTGGCGTCCTTCATGAAGGGCGTCAGTTGGGTCAGAGCCTCGACCACGTCACCGGTGCCATCAGAGCTGGCCTTGAGAACGTCAATCAAGTTCCAATAGGAGGTACCGAGAATTGCCATGAGAAGGCTTCCTTATCGCTGGGAGTCGTTGGGGTAGAGCCGCTCCCAGACGGGGCGGTTGTCGCTTCCGGCGCCAGCGCGCGCGAAAGTGCCGTCCTCGCCAACCATCTGCCCGACAGCGCGGAATGCGCGGATCATGTCAGGGTGGTTACCAAAGCCGGATTCGGTCAGGGCCTTGCGGAACGGATGCTCCTTGGTGAACCCAAGGGCATCCAAGCCACGCGCGGCCATGTGCTCGGTCTGCTCGCGATTGGCCCCGCCGATTTCAGGATCGGCCACGAACGCGTCGAGCCATTCCTTCTTCTGCGCTGCGGCGCCATCGGTCAGTTGCTGGATCAGCGCTTGCGTGGTGCGTTCCTGCACTTGCTGGGCGAGCGGCAGCAGCTTGCCCGCCTGCTCGTTCGTCAGACCCATTTCGCGGAACACGGGATCAGCCGCCTCAACCAGCGTGGGATCAAGCGTCAGGCCTTCCAGAGCCAACTCGTACTTTTCCGGCACGAGAGGCTTGTCGGCTGCGGGCGCGGCCGGATCGGCTTGGGCCGGGGTCTCGGGCGCTTTTTGCGCAGCATCGGCGGGTAGATCGCCACCCAGCACAGTACCGTCGCCAGAAGGCGCGGCGGCGGGCGCTGCATCAGGCGTCAGCGTCGGGGAGGTCGGCGTATCGATCTGTGCGGGTGCGGCGTCGGTCATTTGCGGTATCCTGCGGGTTGAGAGTTTGGCGAAGCGCTGCGGTGAGTGTCGTCAGGGCCTGCGTGTCGCTGGCGCGGATCGGCTCGGGCTGGCCAGCATGGGCCATTTGCAGCAAATCGAACCCCAGGCTGCGGCGCCCCTCAAGAAAGCTGAGATCGCGCGTCAAATGCCCATCGGCTCCAACTTGCTGCCCCACGATCCCGGCGGCGTGAATCGCAGCACTGAGGAAGCGCATGAACTCAGGGCGGGAGAGCAGAAACTCTGCATCGCGCTGCTCTTGCGTCATTGGCCACCATCGTTGGGATAGAGGCGATTGGCGAGAGGCAGGATCAACGCCGCGTCAGGTTCGACCTGCTGGAAGTATTGCTGCAAGCCTTTGACGCCAAGGTTTCTGATGTTCCAGTCAGATGCCTTGAATTGCCACTTGCCCTTCTTGCCCTCGACCCATTGGCCACCTGGCATCTGCGCGTTCGAATATTGGCTTTCGTCGCTGAAAGTGGGATGATTGGGCTTCTTCCACGTGTCGGGCAGATGGCCATTCGATGCGGCCTTGGCATCTGCCTTCCATGCTCCACGCAAGTCATAATCGAACGTGTCGGCCTGGCGATTGTGAGCTTTGGCCCACACCTGAAACCTCGCCTCCTCCTGCGGAGAAAGCGGCGTGTTATATTTCTGGGTAAGGTCTGGCCGGCTCATGCAGGCAGCATCCGGTTCAGCAGGCTTTGCCCGCCGCCAACATCGGTGCGGGAGAGCAATTCAGCCGCCGCCGCACCGTCCTTGGCCACGGGAGCCATCGCTGCTGCCTGTTGGGCTTGCCGTTCCTGTGCGCGCTGGTTGCGGATATCAGACACCTGATCGGCCGTGCGGATCAACTTAGCGGGCGTGCCGGCGCGATAGCCGTATTCATCGATCGCTTCGTCAAAGTCGATCTTGTCCAGGGCCTCAGGATGCGCGGCGGCCAGGTTGCCGACAAAGCCCACCACGCGTTCAATCTGGCCGATGCCAACCATGCGCTGCATCTGCTGGAGGATCGAGACGAACTCGACGTTGATTTGCATTCCGCCGATAGCTTCGGGCACCGGTGGCAGCATCCCGCCCCGGCTCATAATGCCGAACGCGCGGTCGATTGCCACTTCCAGCTTCTCGTTGCCCACGCGCTCGATCACCGGGCCAAGCTGGGTCAGCTTTTCCTCATTCCGCGCGGCGATCTCTTCCATGTTGCGTGGCTGCACGCCGCGCATGTTGGTGATCGCATTGAACAAGTCGGCAAAGCTCAGGCCGTCGATCTGCTGCTTGCACTTGTCGATCTCACCACCGATCGCGGCCACAGCCTGATAGGGCATCTGGTACGGGATCAGTACGCCATCCTTGTCCACGCCGGATGCGGTGACGGTGCGGCCCGGCTCGCCGGTCAGGCGTACACCAGGCGGCACGATCTTCTCGGGCTTGACCATGGCATCGATAGCTTCATTGCGGCGCTTGGACTGCATCTGCAATTCGCGCAGGGCCGGCAGGGCCTCCATGCCGGGCGACACGCCATAGGTATCGCCGCCAACCACGTCCCAGCGCGGCGCCCAAAAGGGCTGGTCCGCATAGCCCGACACCTTGAGCACCGAGCCTGCCTTGCCGCCGGTTTCCCAATAGACACTGCGCCATGGCTTTGCGCCCAAGCGTCTGGGTTGATGGTCGGGATCAGGTTCGATGGCATGGTAGATTTCGACGGATTTGTCGTATTGGCTGCTATCGTACTGCGCCCGCACGGGACGAGAGACAGCATCGCCAAACGTGTCCACGGCCTGCTTCACGCTCATGGAGCACAGGCGATAGAGCGTATCGGGAACCATGGCGTCAGACATGGCGATCCAGTATTCGCCGAACGTCAGGGGATGGCAGACGGCGCCGGCTTGCCAGTGCTCGACCATTACGCAGGCCTCGGTGCCAAACAGGCCCATTTCGCCATAGCCGGCCTTCACTGCGCCGTAGAAGTTGGTCCGCGCAAAGAACGTGTACATGCGGCGCTCGACTTCGCTCAGCCAGTCACGCACACCAGGCTCGTCCATCATCGCATCGTCGGCAGTCTTGAGCGTGAACCAGGGGCGCGAGGCGCTCGACAAGCCCGATGTCATGCCATTGGTGAGCGTGCGGAATGCCTCGATGCCGTGCGGATCGAACAGCGTCTTGTTCCACATGCGGCGCCGGCCGCTGTTCTGGTCCTTGCTGTTGGACAGGAATCGAGAGCGTGCAGGCTGGGCAAAGCGGGCAATCTGCTCCGCTTCCTGCTCATAATCGCTGCGGATCGATTTCAGTTGGCCAAGGCGCATCTCGCAGTGCTTGCGGATCGCACGGGCGCGATCATCGTCCAGCGGCCCAGCCTGCACACGGGCTGAGAGGGTGGGCCGGTCTGCCATCAGCCGAGCGTTGTCTTGCTGGTCGTGGGCGAGCCCAGCACACCTTGCGGCGACGTCACCATGCCGGCGAGAATGGCCTTGCGCCAGTTGCTGTTGTCGTTGCTACTGGTCGGCGCGCCTGCGTCAGGCAGCTTGGTGGCTTGCCGCGCGGTTGGCGTCGGAATGGTGGGCGTGCTGCAAATAGGTGCCTCCTGTCGATGCAGGAGACCGGCCTATGCGGGGCAGCGTGGGGCGTGAATCCCGGCCGCCGGTTGCCGAGTTTCCATCGGCGGCCTAAATGCTGGTCACAACCATTAAGGCATGATCCATGAACATAGAGGACCAGAAAAGAGAGGGCACAGACATCGTCGCAACAGCGATGCGATCGGATGGCCGAAAGGTGGAAATCCGTTACAGCAGTGCACTTGTGGCTTCACGCCAGATCGGCATCATCTTGGCGGCGGCAGAAGATGAGATCGATCGCCACCCAGCATTTGCAATTTTGGATGTCAATCTACCGACAATTCATGTGACCGCCGCCATGTGCGACAAGTGGGAAAAGAACAATCTGGCTGATCGCTAATAGCCTTACCGTTCGTCACATCAATCCCGCGTCGTATTTACCAGATCGAGATCGCCCGCCCTATGCACCCAGCCAGCTTTGCAGCAAGCGGTGCTTCATTGCCTCGACCGATCCAATTTGCGTGGCACGCGATGGTGCGGCAGAATAGGCGCAGCCCGAGCAACCGTCACGATCGACATAGGCGATGGCCACGGAAGACAGTTCCCTACGCCGGGCCAGCACCAGAATATCGAGCAGCGCGCGGCGCACGTCGTCGCCACGCGGCTCGCAGGGGATGACGCGGAGATCGGCACTTCGGCCGGTAGCCTTCACGATGTCATACCCAGCAGCGTTGAGCGCAGCGCACACAGATGATGCCAGGTCGCTGCTGGTTTCGGGCACGCGGCTATTGCGGAAGTAATCGTCAAGGGCAGCGCTTGGATCGCTGGGCGTTGAGCTCTGCATTGCCGTCATAGCTCCTCATATCGATCGCGTGGGGCCGCTGGAGCGGGCGGCGGGGGAAATGGTTGCCCATCCCTCGCAAAACGGGCTCGCAGTGCAGGCTCGTTGTTGATCACCCAGACACGCGGCCAACCCAACGCAACGAGGCCCCGCGCATACTGCTGATAGGCATGATCAGCAGAGTTCGTCATAGCGGTTGCCACCCCCGTGATTGTCAGGATCCAGATAGCCTGGCACCGCGCGCGGCATGACAGGTTCGGCGAAGGTGCAGGCCAGCGCATCGCCCCAGTCCGGGCTGGGCAGGCCGCGCTTTTTCATGTCCTTCTTGCGCTCCAACTGCACACGCGTGTCGTCGGCGGCGAACGCATAAGTCGGCCCGATCAGGTCATCGCGCAGGCGTTCCTTATCCGGGATAGCCCCCGATCGCAGCCAGGACCGCATGCGCGTCCACATTTCAGCGCGCTTGTCGGCGGTAGGCACCGTGACGCCCGGCTCAAGTTCGGCATCGCGTCCCTTGCCGCCGAACCATACCTCGATCACCGGCGTGTCGGGAATCAACTGACGCAGGCGATCGACCACTGCGGCACCGATATTGCCCGCATCGACGAAGATCGCATCTGGGTGATAGCGCGCGGCCTCCAAGGCGATATCGCCCGCCAGGATCATGGAATCCATGTGGTTCCACGACTTCCAAGGCAGTGATCGCGCGTCGCGGCCCCTGCGAATGGCAAGCACGCTCTCGTCGTCTCCGAAGCGGGCACAGTCCAGGCCGAAGATAATCGGGTCACCAGGCAGGCCGTGAGGGATATCGCGCTTCTGCGCCTCCTCCACGGAGCCCATGGCGATGAATTGCATCGATGAGGCAGACGGGAAGATACCACGAACGCGAACCCTCGCGATGTCACTATCCTCGCCATAGGTGTCGACGAGTTCCTGCAGGTAGGCCTTATTCGTGCCCTCGACCGTGCGGCTATCAATTTGCGCGGTGCGCCACAGGTTGCGGTGCTTGCCGAAGCACTCGCGGAAAGCGCCCGTGTTCAAAGTGGGGTTGCCGAACGCCAGCCACAGGATTTCAGTATCGGCGTCGGTCAGCGCGCCCAGGGCAACTTCCCACACCTTGTCGGCGATGCCGCTGGCTTCGTCGAAGATCAGAACGATGCGGCGGCCCTGATTATGCAAGCCGGCGAACGCTTCCGTGTTGTGCTCGCTCCACGTCACCAGGTCGCAGCGCCAGGAGGACGCGCGGCCCGGCACAGATGACGCGATCGACCGCTTGTTCAGATCGAACCAATCAGCAGTGAGCGCCATCCGCGCCCACTTGTGGATTTCCGGGCTCGTCTTGCTGTCCAACTGATCCTGCGTGTTGGCGGTCACCACGACCCGCGCGTCAGGGCAGGTATCGAGCGCCCACTTGATCACCATCGAAATCAATGCCGATTTGCCGATCCCATGGCCAGATGCACGGGCTATGCGCAGGGGTTGGAATCTGGTTGCTGGATTGCGCAGATGCTCGCCGATCTCGTTCAGTACCTCGCGCTGCCATGTGCGCGGACCCGTGATCCCGGAAAGCTCCCGCGTCCCCCAGGGAAATGCATACAGGGCGTGGCCGAGCGGATCGTGGGTGAATCCGCCAATGTCCGCCGCGACCTGCTTCGTGAAATCCGCCTTCAACATTCTACCCCCGATTGCCAATGGCGCGTTCACGAGCAGCTGCGAGCAGAGCGGCCAGGTCTTCTGGAACGTCTACTTCGAGCTTGTCCTTGAACATGCCGAGGACGCGGGCGACGCGGTCAAGCGCGGCCATCTGGTCAAGCGTCTTGGCTTCAATGCCATCGCGCGTTTCCTTGATGCCGGCGAACAGGGCGAGGGCTGAACCCTTTAGCAGCCGTGTGTCAGCGATGAACGTCCGGCCGATGCCTTCGCCATTGCAGCGCGTACATTGGGATGCGGTTCAGCGTTTTGATCGAAGCCGAAGCCCCCTTCGTCGGTCGGTTTCGGCTTCTTTTTGCTGCGAGCCAAGGTGTATGCATCCTCCCACTCTGCCTCATCCCGCCACTGGTATCGGTGGCCATGCCCATGGCAATATCGACACGCGTTCCTGCGGTATTGGCTGATCTCGTTCGGGTCGGCGTTAGCGATATCCCATAGCCGCTTCAGGACCATATCCTGCGTGATCTCGGTCCGTTCGCTCAATGCCTGCCGCCCCACAGAGATGGCTTGGGCAACCTTAGCATTGCTCAACAGCCTGCTACCCTGCTGCTCGGCGGTCTTGGGACTGTAGCCCGCGCGAATGGCTGCCTGCGTGGCGTTCAGATCAACGAGATATTCCTCGACGAATCGTTGCTGCCTTGGCGTGAGAGACATCACCGATCCCCCAGCAGATAGCCATTGCGCCGACGGGCAACGCATTCCTTCGCCCGGTCCAACAAGCGATCCAGCTTGCCCAGCGCGGGCAGACCGCCGAGCATCAGATCGGCCACCTGTTCGGGCACGCCCAGTTCGGCCAGGGCGGTCAACAGCGGGCCATCACTGTGCGTGCCACGGTCACGGCGCGGCAGGTCCACGCGTTGGTCAGGCGGGCAGGCTGTGGTCTTGCCCGTAGCCACGATCGTGACAATGCGAGCGCGATGGTGGCGCTTGACCGTGATCAGACCCTTTGCCTCCAAGCGCGCCACCGTCTTAGGCCCCATGCTACTGCTGCTGGCGCCGATCTCGATCTCGATGTCGATGTTCATCGGGCAGGGTTCATCCGCTTCGGCCGCGTTGTAGATCATGCGGTAGGCGATCGTTTCCGCCGGCGTCAGATGGGCTGGGCTCGTGCTTTCGCCCATTTCGAACAGGGTGTTTTGGTTCACGGGGGTTTGCCCTTCCAAAGTGATGTTCGTGGCAATGTGGGGTGTTCTGTGAGGGCGCTTGCGGACGGGCGGTATCGGGGCGTGGTTGACGTGGGTCATGAGTGCAGGTTCCTCGCTTTCCAGCGCTCAAGTTCGACTCCGGCCATCATCCCTTCGGCTTCAGCCAAGGTGAGCTGCTGGATTGGATAGCGCCGCTCGAATGCTCGCCGTGCTTCCGCTTCGTCCATTTCCTGCCGGTTGCGGGGAGATGGCTGGGCAGGGCCGCGCGCCAGGTTCTCCTGATGCCGTTTGTTCAGCGCCCCGGACACGGCCATGAACCACTTCTTGCGGGTCGCGTCCTTCACGTCTGGCCCTTGCAGCCAAGCATCCAGCGCGATCAGTTCGGCCTTGAGGTCGGCGATCGTGTGGAACGCAGCTTCCCACTGATCGAAGTCCCGGCGGTTCAGGCGGACGACCTTGCCTCGATAGGCATAGCCCTCCTGTCCTCCTCCCGCTCCATCGCCGAGCGGGAGTT